GGTGCTAGTCGTGGTTCTAACATTTTGCAGTTTGGGTGGAAAGCACCTAAGCCACGTGTTACTGATGACTTAGATGTATTTATGACACAGACGTTTATACCAGCAATGCGTAAATTATTTATTGATTCTGGTTATGACATGAAAGAGGATGGGGATGCAGCAGCACATGATTCGCAATTTCTTATTGTCGTTCGTGGAGTTATTTATCCTGTCTTTGAAGATTATTCTTGGGACCGCGATGTTCGTGGTATCTACTGTTCTGGCAGTGGTGCTGACATTGCTCTTGGTGCCATTGAGGCTTTTGCTAATTCTAGAAAGCAAACTACGCCAAAGGTGGCAGAAATAGATATTAGAATGGCAATTAAAATTGCGTCTCGCTGGGATATACATACTGGCGAGCCAGTTGTAGTAAAGATACAGAACGCAAAATGAGCAAACAGTTTAGAAATAAAATAGAAGAAGCATTAAAAATTCTTATAGAAGAAGATGAGAAGGGGACTGAGTTTATCTGCACTAACTGGTTAATAATAACCGAGTGGGCAGATTACGAAGGGACCCGATATTTACACACAGAAGTTAGCGAAGCCATGACACCATGGAACGCATACGGGATGATGAAGATGGCACAAGAGTACAACAGCGAAGTACTTGGTACTAAGCACGAACCTATTGAGCAAGAGGAGGATGAAGAGTGACAACTGCACCAATGGACAATCGTGGTGGGTATCGCCCAACAGCCCCTCAAAATAACCCAGCAAATGTTTCTGCAACTGGTGGCAACGGGCAATCAGGCCGTGCCACACAACCTGCAAAGTATATTGCTGGCATGCCATACGGCGAGGGACAGGCAACCATGGAACAACAAATGGGTGCACCTATGCAGGGTACTGAAAGAATTGGAACAAGTCCTTTAGAAATTACGCCATTAACTGCTGAAACAAAGTTTAGAGATGAACCAATTACTGCTGGTTCAGATTTTGGTCCTGGTCCTGATTCTACTATTTTAAATCTTCCTCAACAACAGGAAAGAAATATTCTTTCAGTTATTCGTCAAATTGCTCAACAGGACCCAACTGGAGAAACAGAGTTAATTTATCGTATGCTAGAAGATAGTGGTGCTTAATGCCAGAGGTTCCTTTAGACCCATCTGTAGCAAAATTAAACCCTAACTTTTATTCTGCTGCTATTAAATCTAACCTTGATTCTCAATCTAAAATGATGGTTGAGCAGTTTTCTTTAAGTGCTGTTAAGGCTACCGAATTATTAAAGTTAAGTGAAAAAAAAGCACGTCAAGAATTTTTAAAACTTGACCCGCTTGTGCAAAATAATATTCGTTATATTCATCCTAACAAAGCACAGTTTGCAGAAGAAAAAGGTCTTTTAGGAAATGTTTTATCTGCAACAAAAAGTGCTGCTTTAGGAACTGCTGCTGCATATGCAAGCCCTTTGATTGCAGGATTTAAGGCTGCTGAAATATACGGTAGGGCTATTAACACTCCGTATACAGTTGCTTCTCAAATGGGTCAAGGAAAGCCTTTTAGTTTAAAACTTCTTTCTGATTCTTACAAAAGTTTAAACTCTTGGAACTGGAAGCGTGTTGAAGATTTTGAAAAACAATACGGCAAGGCTTTAATTACATTAGTTAGAGGTAATGTTGAAGGTCGTACAATTGGTGAATCTTTAGATTTATACGGAAAGCCTTTTGATGAAGATATGTATGCTGCTATTTCTTTTATGGGCAATGAACCAGAAAAGTTCCAAAACTTATTAGACCTTGTTAAAGTAGAGTCTCAAGTTTCTTTAGGACGCAGTTTTGCAAACAAGGCTGCACCTACAGATTCTCCAACTGTTAATAAAAATTATTGGGCAGTAAAAATGCTTAAAAAAGTTGGAATAGATTTAAGTACGGAAAAAGGAACTAAGCAGGCTCTTGCTATTGCTGGTGTTAAATCACCAGAAGAAGCAAGCGTTAAATTAAAGAAAAGACTTTCTGCTCCAGTAGATGCAGTTTATCAATTTGCAATTGACCCATTAACTTATGTTGGTGTTGGACCTGCCGTTAAAGCAGTTACCAAAGGAGTTGCTGGTTTTAATGTTACTGCTGGCGAAGCAGTAAGATTTGTAGGATTAAAAACTCGTGGTGAGCGTATGGCTGACCAATATAAATTTATTGCAGAAAAATCAGGCGATACTTCTAAAGCATTAGATTGGGCATTTACTCAACCAGAGGTAATTAATCTTTGGGATGAACCAGAACGTGGTCTTGGTGCATTAATAAAAGAATATACCACTGCTGAAAGCCCAACAGTAAAATCAATGGCTTGGAATAGAATTAAACAAGATTATCCTCAATGGAGAGATAGAGAACTGGTTAAACTAATTGGTTCTGAAATGAAAAAAACTGATGACTTTAACGCAGTAGGTGCTAAAAGATTCTTTACAGAAGTAGACGATTTTGATTCATTTTTAAGTGGTTCAGTAGATGGAATATATTTTCGTCGTGATGGCATTGTTACTGCTCGTTCTTCTAGAAATTTAACCTCTGCTATAACACGAACTATATATGATACCTTTAATCCTACAATTGCTGCCCGTTCTACAGAAGAAGCAATCCGTAAAAACGATGAAGGCTTAGCAACTATTATGGAAACTTTAAAAAAGGTTTCTGATGATTCAGATGTTCTTGTTAACCCTGCTGTTGCAGATATTTTTGAACTTCAAACCAATGTTAGAGCAGCAAGAAAATTTGCTTATCAGGTTGGTACTGGTTTGGCTCGTTCACCTGGACGTATTCAGTTTGGCGATGACGCAATTAAAACAATTGAAAGCGTAAGAAATTTAGCAAACCAGGTAATGGATACTAAGTTTGCTGACGCACTTGTTGAGTTGTTTATAGATACACCACCAGAATTGCAAAGAACAGTAGTTCGCAACCTTTATTACGGGTACATGCTTAAACTTGGAATGAATGGAACCACTGGCGGTAGAAGCAGTATGGATGAAATTTTATCTAAGGTAATGAATGATGACCAATTTACTGCCACAACTCGAAGTGAAATACCATCAGACTGGTTAGATGTTTTTGAAAAGGGTGCAATTCGTTTTGAAAACGAAACAGCACTGATATCAAGCAAAGGTGCTATTCAGCCATCCCAATTAACAGAAGGTGTAGCACCGCTACCTTATGATTTGCTGTATCAGTATGCTGCTGATTCTAAGCGAAATGAAAAATTTAGATACTTTTTTACAATATCTGGTTTAACAAGACGCAACAATATTAAAAATCTTAACGATTTTTGGGCAAACTGGACTTTGTATCCACGTTCTGGTCCGCGTTCGGGAATAGATGAAACTTTTTTCTTTTCTTTGTATGCTCCTTTTTATGCTTTAAGAGAATTTTTTTCTGGTTCTGCTATTGGCCCAACAAGAGCCTTAACTACTATTACTGGTTCTAAAGCATCTCAAGGTTTATACACCAGACTTTATCTTAAGTTGATGCCTAAGTTAGACCCAACAAAAAAGATTAGTCCAGAAACTAGAATAGAAGCAGTGAGAGAACTAGCAAGACTAGAATCTACTAAGCGTGGTTATGATGTGCCAGAAGCAGAAATTTCTATGGCACTAATTCGTGAAAACATGGTGTCCCGCGCTCAGCAATTGTATCAAAATACAGTTTCACCTTCTGAATGGAAAAATATTAGTAAGTTAATGAAGCATAACCCTGTTGTTTTTGAGTCGATGATTAACTCAATGGGTGCACGTGCTTCTATTTCTGGAAAAATTGACGTAGATTTTGTAGATTCAATGTTTACTCCTAGCAATTTAACTCAAATGTATAAAGACGCTGGCTTAATTGCTGACAATAAATACACAGCAAAGCAAGTTTCTCAAATGTCAGAAACTCAAATTGCTAAAGCACACTTTGATAATTGGAATACTCGTTTTCCATACAATAGCAAGCGCGTTGTTGGTCCTATAGTTCTTGACCCAGTGCCTGTGTTTTTTCGTAACGATGCATTAAGAACTAAAGATGATTTTTTAAACGCACGTAATGAAATACTAGAACAAATGGGATTTAAATACTCAGATGAGGTTGATGATTTTATTATAAGCAACCCAACGGTTGCTCAGAAGTTTCTTTCAATGTTTAATACTACTGTTTACTACCGTCAACAGGGTATACCAGATGAAAAAATTGCTAAGATTCACATTCAAACTATGCTTGTAGATTTAAGAAACACTTTTCATGGTAGTCCAAATACTTTTAATGATGAATTATTTGATTTAGTTAAGACTAAATATTCTGAAATTGAACAGTTTAGATTAAAGTCTAAAAAGAGTATGGATGATAAAGTCTGGGCTAATGCTGCTGGCAGTATTACTTACAAAGATTTTGAAATAGCAACCCTTGGTCGCCATCCAGTTGGAGATGTTAATACACGTCTAGTTAGTACAGGTGAAAATGTTGATATGGACATTTTTAAAGAAGGAACTGGTATTGGATATTTAATTTCTAAACTAGGTAACAAAGCAATGGAAGTAATGGATGCAACAACAACAGGAATGTTCCGTCAAAAAGCATTGTGGATTTATTTTAATAATCGCATGAATGAATTAGGTCCTTATGAAAACATGTTGCGGACAAGAATTGAAAAACAATTAATAGATAGTGGTATGCCTGTACAAAATGCTAAAAAAGCAGCAGCATTACAAGCAGAAAAACGAACAACTGAAATTGCTTTTAAAGATTCAAGCGAAAAACTTATTGAGTATGTAGATAACCCTTCAGTTAAGTCTAACTTTGCCATGTCTTCTCGTTCTGTTGCTCGTTTCTACAGGTCAACAGAAGATTTCCAACGCCGTATTTATCGTCTTTATACAAAAGCACCATTGCGTTCTTTATATCGCTTGCGTTTGTTAAATACGGGACTTGATGCAGCAGGAGATATTTATGAAGATGAGAATGGTGAAAAGTTTGTTATTTTCCCAACAGATGCTATCTTAAGTTCTGCTGTTGAACCAGTACTTAGAGTACTTACTGGAAATGATAACTTTAAGGTTCCTACTTATAATGAGTTAACACTTAAACTACGATTAACAAATCCATCGTTTTCTCCAGATGCTGGACAGCCAGCATTATCTGGACCAATGGGAGCCGTAGGTGTTCTTATTGGACGCGGACTTCTGCGTAATTTTTCTTCAACCCTAGAAGGTCTTGGAATTATTGATGAAAAACAGGCTGAGTCATTACAACCTTATGCAGAAAAATCTTCAGATGTTTTAGGTAAAATTGGATTAGGTAACTTTGCCGATTCAATGACATTTGTTAAAGCATTTACACCAATGTTGCTTGATACCTTTGGTGCTGGATTGTCAGGAAAAGTTCCTGTATTACAAAAGTTTAATAAGGATTGGGAACGCCAACAAAATACAGCAATGTATCAGGCTATGGCTTACTTCCAGGCATTTGGAAATGCTCCTAGTGCAAATGCAACAGAAGAAGAAAAGTACGAATACTTAAAAGATTTAAAGATTGCTACAAGCAATATTATAATTGGTCGAACTCTTTTGGGGTACGTATCTCCAGCCATGCCAACCTTTAAGGAAAGCAAAGACCTACCTAACTATATGAAGAAGGTTGGTATTACTGGCTTTAAGGCTGAGTTCTGGGATATCTATAATGGTATTTTACGTAATGCTGGCGATGATGTTAACAATGCTTTTGATTTAGCAGTTGCTACATTTGTAGGTAAGAACCCAGGGAAGATTATTTATACTGTTGAACGAACATCAAAAGAATACAAGGTGTTTATTAATACAACAGATAATCTTAAAAACTGGGCTATAGAAAACAAATCATTTGTAAATACATACAAGGAAATTGCTTACATCTTTGCACCAAAGGTTGGTGAATACAACCCAAGTGTTTACAACTGGATAGAAGCAGAAGGTTTAATCAAGTTACCTGAACTAGAAGACTATCTGGTAAAACTTCAAATTGCAGAAGATAAGCAATTATACTTTGGTATTTCTAAGCAATTAGATGAACAATTAAAAACAGTTGGTATTGCTGATTCTCGTAAAGAATTAATTGCTGCTGCTGCACAGAAAAAGAAACTATTATTAAACTCTAATCCTTTCTTGCAAGCAGAAATTGAAGGTTCTGTTTATGACCGTGGTGTATTAAAGACAAAGTTTAAAATACTTAACGATGCTATTAATAGTCCTACTACACCAATCGATAAAAACACTCGTAAGGCTATGAAGTTAATTCTTGAAGAAGTATCAGACTTGGTTCTCATAGGAGAAGATACACAACTTGCTGCTCGATATGACTATACAGATATTAAAGCACAAAGAAAAACAGAAGTTACTGAAATCATTGACAAGATTGCATTGGCAAATCCAGCAGTTGCTGAAGCAAATAGATTGATATTTAAACCATTGCTTAATACATATTCACGAGATGTCAACACAGCAAGTCCTACGGAGGTTAACAGATAATGGTCGCACGTTCACCAGACCAAGCCCGTGCTCAACAGGCGGCAAAAGATAAGGCTAATGCTAACAAAATCAATGCTGCCCGTGACCAAAAAAACTCTCTTGAAGAAAGATTTGGCGGAGAAAGACCTAAATACTTTTTAGACTTTGACCCATATGGTAGAGTTCGTATACTTAATAAACTTTTAGATGATGGAAAACCATTACAACAGTTTTTAGTTGTTAACTCAGATGGTGTTAATTATTCTTTTGCTAATAAAACTGAAATTGTTAATGCAATTCGCAAAATGTATTCTAATAAAAAGGAAGCGTTACGTAAGCAACTCTTTGACCTTGATTACATATCAGAGCGCGATTACAATGCTCGTAGTGAAACATCACTTATTAGTGGTATGTTATCTGCTGCTAATGAGTTTACTGTAGAGGTTGTAGATTCTTATACAGTAGATGGCAAAACAAAGTTTCCTACATTTGATAACTGGTTAAGTGGTAAGCCTGCTGTTGGTGGTGATAGTGGTAGCAAGAAAGACCTACCAGTCCGTGATATTAACCTTATGGACCGTGATGTGGTTGAAGCAATTATTAGAGATGTTTATATGTCTGAACTGCAAAAAGAAGTAGACCCAAAAATTATTAAAGCCAAGACTGACCGTTATATGGAGCAAATTGAAAAGGGTACTTTAACTACTATTAAAGAAGGTAGCAAAGAAGTAGTACGTAAATCAACAGTTCCTTTTTCTGAAGCACAGGTACGTGCTGAACTAGGTGAAGAGATACCAAAAGAAAACACTGTGGACTACAACAGAGCACAAAGTCTTAACTTTCTTACTTTTTTATCAGGAATGGATGGTAAGTAAATGGCAGATTTGGCTACCCTTCAACAGCAATATGACAATGAATTAAAAGCAATTAATGCTATGCCATCAGGACCCGCAAAAACGAGAATGCAATTAGATTTTGAAACCAAGTATCCTAAAGGTAGGCCAACAAAAGTAGAAAGTACTGACAACGAAGGCGCAGCAGCAGCGTTGGCATACGGTATAACAGAATCTTTAATTGCTACTTTTCCAGAACTACGTCCTATTTATGAAAAGTTTTTGGCTAAAGATTATGCTGGTGCTAGATTAGATTACTTTGCAACCAATTATTATAAAAACCTAACTGATTCTGCTAAGACTCGACAGGGATTAAAAGCAACAGCCCGTGGTCAGTATGACCAACAACTAGAAGCATATCGTTTAAATCAACGTAAGCGTTTAACTGCTAAAGGTATTAACCTAGATAATGAATCTTTTAATCTTTTTACAGAAACTGCATTTGATTCAGGGCTAGATGAAAATCAATTAGATATCAGGATTCTTAATTCTGGAAAGTTTGGTCCAATTGGTGGCTCTACTCTTGGATTGGTTAATACACTTAAAGCCTATGCTGACGATTATGGTGTAAACAATCTATTAAACCAATCATTCTGGGACCAGAAATCTACGGATTTATTTGCTGGCAGAATTACAGAGGATGACCTAGAGCAAGAGATTCGTAATCTATCTGCTAGTGCTTATGCTGCTTATGCACCTGGCATTATGGCTGGTCGTACCCTTGCTTCACAAACATCTGCAATTAAGCAAACATATGCAAACCTATATGGTTTAGACCCAGATGCTGTGTCTTATAGTGCACCAAACTTTATGAAGTTACTTCAATATGTAGACCCTAAGACTAAGCAACCAGCACCTATTCCTTTATGGGAAGCGGAAAAGATTATTAAATCTCAAGATGATTGGTTGTATTCAAAGCCCGCTCAAGACCAATTCAACCAGGTTGGTGTTGGAATCCTTAAAGAATGGAAACTCATTTAATGGCTGATGCAAGCGTTGCGTTAAGAAAACTTCAGTCAGGTCAACCATTATCTGATGCAGAAAAAAAAGTTCTTGGTATATCTGTAACTGTTGTTACTCCTACTCCTACCCCAGCCCCTAGCACAACAACAATTGAAGGAATCATTGCTGCATCTAAAAATATGCCGTATGATTCTACAAAACCAGCAACAACCGTAACAATGCCATTTGATGGCACTACAACACCAAGTGTTAAAAATCTTGATACAGTAACTACACCGAATACAACTGCTCCTAGTACAACAAAGCCAGTAGTAGAAACTAAGCCGATAACACCTTATACAGAACTTTCTGCAGCCGAACGCTCTGCAATGAGTCAAGCAGAAAAGACTGCTTATCTTAAAGCAGCCCGTGAAGAAAAAATGGCTCTTGATGCAAAAGAGCGTGCTGCGTCTAATCCAATGTTTGACTTTAGTAATCGTCCAGAGGCTCCAACTAAACCAGGCATGATTCAGTATTATTCTTGGATTGGTGATACAAACACTGGTTCATGGAAACTTTATTCAGCCCCTGATACTGAAATAAACCAAGCAAAGTATGGTGCTCGTTCAACAGGTGGAAAAACTCAAGCAACTCCAGATTCTCCAGTTGGTGCTAACTCTCTTGTAAATCCACCGACATGGAATCCAGCAACTAATAGTTGGAACCCAGCAACCAATACAACAGATGCAACAACTACTACGGTTACTACCAATCCAAGTACAACTAGTGTTACTACCAACCCTACAACTACTACAGTAACTACTAATCCTATTGTAAGTACTACTACAACTACGGCAATTCCAACAGGATTAGATGCTCAAACTACTGCTTTAATTACATCGTTGCAAAAACAAATAGCAGATTTAAATAAACAAGTTACTGGTACAACAACAGCAGCAGCAGAACAAAAAGCCCTTGATGAAAAGATACGAAAAGAAAATGCGCTTGCTAGTTTAACTTCCACATTTACTAAATATAATTTGCAGTCTTTAATTCCAAAGATTAAAGAACTAGTTATTAATGGTGCAACTGAATCTACTATTGCTTTAGAACTAGCAGAAACTCCTGAATATAAGCAGCGCTTTAAAGCAAACCAAGAGCGTTTAAAAAAGAACTTAGCGGTATTAGACCCTGGTACTTATATTGGTATGGAAGATTCATACCGCCAAGCATTACGTGCATATGGCTTAAAGCAATTTGATACTGATGATTATGTATCTCAGTTTATTGCTAACGATATTTCTGCTAATGAGTTGTCTAACCGTATTGTTACTGCTGTTCAGCGTGTGCAAAATGCTGACCCAGCAATTACTAAGCAGTTACGAGATTTTTATAACATTGGTCAGAATGACCTTGTTGCTTATGTTCTTGACCCTAACCAACAGTTTCAGAAGATTGAGCGTCAAGTTCAGGCTGCTGAGATTGGTGTTGCAGCAGCCCGTCAGGGTATTACTGCTGGTGTTCAGGTTGCTGAACAGTTGGCTGCACAAGGAGTTTCTCAAGCAGAAGCACAAAAGGGTTATGCAACTATTGCAGACATTCTTCCTGATGCTAAGAGACTATCTGATATCTATGGTACAACCCTTGAAGGTTATGACCAGGCACAGGGAGAGCAAGAAGTATTTAATCAACTTGCCTCTGCTCAGCGTAGACGACAGAAGTTAACTCAACGAGAAATCGCAGCATTTGGTGGTTCAAGTGGAACCAACAGAACAAGTCTTACTACATCAAGCGTAGGACAAATATAAAATCCTGACATGGACCTATCGGCCCCATGCAGCGTAATAGACCGATAGTAGGAGCCAGCCAGTTTCCCCGAACTGACCTGTGGCCTGCGAACTAACAACGAATAGAAGGGTGGGTTGCTATGAGCAACAACAACTGGGATGAAGAAGACGATGACTTTGATACAGACATCGATAACTCTGACGGAAGTGACTTGGTAAAGAAGTTACGGAAAGCAAAGCGTTCGGATGAAAAACGTATTAAAGAACTCACAGAGCAACTTGAGGTATTTTCCAAGGCGCAGCGTGAGTCAACCGTTAAGGAAGTCCTTGAAAAGAAGGGCGTAAATACTAAAGCAGCACGGCTAATCCTAAAAGATATATCCGAAGTTAATGAAGAGTCAATTAATAATTGGCTATCTGACAATGGAGATTTAATTGGGTATAAGCCTCAGTCAAATAATGACGACATCAATCTTGCAGCATTACGCCAGCAAGATGTTGTGACGCAGCAGGGTATTTCGCCAGATAAAGCAAATGATATGAACGCTCGTCTAAATGGCAATTTTGAGAGCGCTGAAGATTTTATTGCTTTTCTTCAATCACAACAATAATATCCGTTCATAGTCAAGGAGACTAAAAAACATGGCAAACGCCTTTACAGATACATCGAGCGGTTCGTTCGGTGGTACAGTAGGTGGCGCAGGTCTCGTTCAGAAGGCATACGACCGCCTTCTCGAGTTCGCTCTCCGTTCAGAACCCCTAATTCGTTCTGTCGCAGATAAGCGCCCCGCACGTCAAGCAATCCCAGGTTCAACAGTAGTTCTACAGAAGTACGTTGACCTTGATGCAGTAACAGGAACACTAACAGAGACAGTTGACCCAGATGCAGTAGCACTGACAACTCCTACCTCTGTCACAGTAACACTTAATGAGTACGGTAACGCAGTTCTAGTAACTCGCGCATTGGAACTCTTCTCACTTGCAGATGTAGACCCAGCAATTGCTAACATTATTGCATATAACCTTGCAGATTCTATCGACAAGGTTGCAATGACAACTCTACGCTCAGGTACAAACAACATCTTCGCAGGTAATGCGACATCAGTTGCAACAATTGATGCAGCAGATACTCTTGATTCAGCAGACATTCGTCGCGCTGTAGCAAAATTGCGTTCTAACAAGGCTAAGGGCCGTCGCGGAAATGCATACTGGGTAGGTATTCACCCAGAAGTTTCACACGACCTTCGTGCCGAAACAGGCGACCTAGGATGGCGCTATCCAAACTCACAGTCTGCTGAAAATTCAAGCAAGATTTGGGCTGGAGAAATCGGTGAGTACGAAGGCGCGTTCTTTGTAGAGTCATCACGTTTGTTCAATGCTAAGTCAGGTGCAGACCAGACAGCATTGGCAACAACAACAGCAACTGTAGCAGGAACATCAGCAGGATTTACTATTGGTGTTGCTTCATCTGCAGTTATCGCAACACGCGCTGAAGTTGGCGACAAGATTGCTGCAACAGGTATTGCATCTGGTGCAAAGATTACTGCTATCGCAACAAGCGGTTCAACAACAACTATCACAGTTGACACAGCAAACACTGCAGCAGTAACAGTTGGAGCAACAGTAACTGTAACTCCAGTAACACGTGTCTTTGACACAATCGTTTGTGGTGCACAGGCAATGGCGGAAGCCGTAGCAGAAGAACCACACGTAGTTATTGGTAACGTAACTGATAAGTTGATGCGCTTCCGCCCAATGGGTTGGTACGGCGTACTTGGCTTTGCAGTTTACCGTGATGAGGCACTATTCCGAATCACAGCAGGTTCATCAATCGCTGCTAAGTAGTAGTTAATTGACTGTAGGGCTGGGGCAACCCAGCCTTATGGTGAGTCCACTAAAGGAGGATGAATGTCTAACTGGTTATTTAAAACACCAATAGTTGAAGAAGGTCCTGCAGGCATGCACAGACTATTTGAGTTTTACAGGTTAGACCGTGGTATATCTATTGTATTAAATACTAATGGACAATACCAACAGATTCGTTATCCACTTGATTCTGATTTGCCAACCTATCCTGTTGTCTATCGTGGTGGTTACAACCATACAGTAGATGATGCTACTAAGGCAGCCCTTATTGCTGGCGGTGTAGGAGTAACGGAAGCAAACTTTACGGAAGTATGAGCCTACATCAAATACAAACACATCCTGAATATGTAGAAGGATGCTTTGGGTGCAAGGTTATGACCCTTGAATTAGGTACAGGTGATGCTGACTCTCGTCGTCAAAGACCACAGAGAGCGTTTAACCAAGAACTAAATGCTTACAACGAGGCTAGAGCACAGGGTATACAACCTGGCGGTACATCAATGCAAAGGATTCGTGAAGCCGAAAAGGCTTCCGAAGTATTAGGCAAACCATACAACTCGAACACAATGCCTGATGCAAACAAAGTAAACAAATCAACCGTATCAGTAATGAAAGAGATAGGACAAATATAATGCCAATGGTCGGAAATCAAGAGTTCCCATACACAGCAGCAGGTAAGATGGCAGCAAAGAAGGCTGCCAAGAAGACTGGTATGCCAATGAAGAACACAGCCAAAAAAACAGCAAAGAAAATGGCTATGAAGAAAATGGGCAAGAAGAAGTAAATGGCTCCTAAAAAGAAAACGCCAGCAGAAGTTAGAGATATTCAAACACGTATTAAGCCACGTAAACTTACAACTTTTGAAAAGTTGCTTGTTAAATACAAAGGCGATATTACAAAAATCCCTGGCTTTCAAAACGGAAAAGGAACAGAGTAAACAATGGCTAAATCTCCAGCATGGACGCGTAAAGAAGGCAAGAATCCTAAAGGAGGACTTAACGCAAAAGGTCGTGCATCCTATAAGGGTGGCACTCTTAAGGCTCCTGTTAAATCTGGAGACAACCCACGCAGGGCATCCTTCCTAGCACGGATGGGTGGGATGCCAGGCCCAGAGCGCAAACCTGATGGCTCGCCTACTCGTTTGCTTTTATCACTGCAAGCATGGGGTGCTTCTTCAAAGTCAGATGCAAAGGCTAAGGCTGCTGCTATCTCTAAAAGAAATAAGGCTAAAAAATAATGGCTGCTAAAAAGAAATCTACAGTTAACGCTGCTGGTAACTACACTAAGCCTGGTATGCGTGCTTCACTATTTAAGAAGATTAAGGCTGGCTCTAAGGGTGGAGACCCTGGAGAATGGTCTGCTCGTAAAGCACAGTTGCTTGCAGTTCAATACAAGAAGGCAGGCGGAGGATACAAGTAATGGCTCTTGCTAAATCACAACAGTCACTTAAAAAGTGGACTGGTCAGAAGTGGAAAACTTCTGATGGCAAACCATCTAAAGGCAAAAAAAGATATTTACCAGCAGCAGCATGGGCTGCATTAAGTCCTGCTGAAAAAGCAGCCACTAATAAAGCAAAGGCTGCTGGCAACGCAAAAGGTAAACAGTTTGTAAAACAACCAAAGTCAATAGCAAAGAAGGCTGCGAGGTTTAGATAATGGCAACAGGAGTAGCAGGTAGCACATTTGCTGACGAGTTAAATCGTCTTGCAAACGGTGGAACATACCCAACACCAGATGCATACCAGTCCGAACAAGGTGCAGCAAACAACTATGCTGACACTAGCGGCTTAGGTATTATTGCAGCACTAAATATTAAAGCCAGTGCTAGCCGTCAGCCTAATAATTACAAGATGCTAAACGCTATCTGTAACGAACTAGCGGGAACTACTGGACTATCAGCAGTTGTTGCACTAAGGAGCATAGACCTATGACAACAACATTGACACAGATGATTGATGAAGTGCTTATCAATCTATCGGGTTACACATACCAGCAAGACCGCTCTACCTATCTTAGAACTGCGGTTAGTACTTTAACCTCACCAAGTA